AATAGTACAATGATTTTAGTCAGCCAGGTTAATATCATTGATTCGACCAATAACATCATCTATTATGGTACGCATGTTCGCCAAATTTTCCAACTCGATATGATAATTATCTTCATCCTCCCCTGAATCTGTATCCTCGCCGAATATACTATCAAAATCAACTTGGTTATTTATACTAGATGTACCTGGTTCACTAGTTCTGGGTTCTCTAAGAGTGATTTCAATTGTATCAAGATCGTCATCACTATCAACCAATATTGCAGCATCTTCATCAAATGTCTCCTCTTCGTCATCACTATCAACTAATGTATCTTCCTCTTCCTCATCATCACTATCAACTAATGTATCTTCCTCTTCCTCATCATCACTATCAACCAATATTGCAGCATCTTCTTCTTCGATAACACTTTCGTCTTCATCTTCGACGTAGGCACTTATGATACGAATAACAGATTGGTTAGTGGTCGCTTCCTCATATTCGTCTTCAATTATTTCTAGATGACAGGTATCATAATTCTTTGCATAAGTTGGTCTCGACCAAGGTAAATATTTATCATTAAACACATATTTTCTGGTGATTGTTTTCTGCATTAATCCAATTGTTTCGGTTTTCTGTATTTTTCTACCAAATGCAGGATTATATAGAGCGAATTTGTTCATACGATACTTAAACTCATGATCAGTTTCATGCTTCTCACTAATATCTAAACTATAACAACGCGTGTAATATAATTTTAGATATGGTTTCAAAATATGTAAGAGAGTATCTTTTGGAAATTCTGCATGAATATTTAGATGCAGCCTTCTTGGAACAGACTTGTTATAATAGGCTATCATATTGAGAATTTCGCCATATAATTTATCATGGTCATTTGAATTGACAAATTGTTTAATATGTGCTGAACGAATGAATGCCTCATTCGTATCGCGAAATATTTTCAAATGAAAATTTGAGAGGAAATATTTATGCAAGAATGGCGACATAACACAGCATCCATGTTTAATTTGGAAATAGATATTATACAAGTTAGCTTTCGTAAACGGGACATTGTTATATGGATTTCGAGACACAATTGGCTCGGCATAGATATACGGTGAGTTAGTTAGTGCAGTATCTATGATGCTTGTTATATCCAAGACAGTAAGCACATATTTTTTATTGTCTTGCATAAGGTAGATCAAATTTTTCTGAGTCTCTGATATTGGGTTTAATAGTAAATCCATTGAATTTGCCATTGGTGCTCGGTTCCATTTGTATCGGTAAGCAAATCGATTCAAAATGTGATATAATCGTTGTGCACAATTAAATTTCTGGAGGAACTCGTCGTGATTTTTATTTGTAGTGTAAGGGTTATGAATAATATCATACATCTGTTGAAATTTATTCTTCGGGTTTGGCAGTGAACTATTGGATTGAAACGACATGCCATCTGGTATAGGAAGAGTCATTTCACCAACAAGGGTAGCGATCATGTTAGAATCCTTACATTTGCACAGTGAGGATTTGTATAAAGAGCGGTAGTATTCACTTGCCTGTTTGTCTATCGGTAATGAACGAGTGTGAAATATAGAGTCATCATTCGTAATAATTTGAAATATATCATTAAATATCGCCATACTTCCAGAGTATTATTTGGTTCGTTATATATTGTATAGAATACAAAACAATATATAATCAATTTTTACTTGTATTGTTTAGGGTGCTTCGCTTTCCTCTGCCGCCACTATACTTTCTTTAAGTAGCTCATTGCGCAGTTGCGTTGTTTCTGTATCAGCTGCATCACGATCTTCAAAGTTCACGGTTTCTCTAACACCGATTAGATTTCCATCATCGTCCATGGTTTGTGTGAGGACATTACCACTCTGCTTCGCCTTTTCAATATTCTCCATAATTGCCTTCTTCTTGGTCTCACGAACACGCTCCTCGAATTCCTTCTTGGCCATTTCCTCGTTCTTCATCTTTTCTTTATGAAGAGCATTTAGTTCCTCCTCCATATGCTCGACACGCCCTGTCTTATACGCATCGGGATCCCATGGCATCCATGTTCCAACTGGTCCTACAAAAATGTCGTGATTAGGATCACTGTCGCGAAGCTTCTTGCAACGTTCCTCTGCCTCGTCTTGGCTCGAGAATACGCCACGCACCTTTAGTCCGCGCACAGATGTCTGAAATGCGTGCTCGCGACCGAACTTTTCATTTAGTTTATCCTCCTGCTTATCCATAAAATTCCGATAATCGTCTTCAATGCCGCTTTTTTTTAGCTTGTCGGACTCTTCTTTGACAAAATCATTGAAATCAGTGATAAGTGCGTCAACCGGCATATTGTGCTTATATGCGATAAAATGAATAAACTCAAAGTATCGTTCCATTGATTTGGAGAATTCCCATTGCTTTATAAACTGATCAAATAAATAGACCTCCTTTTTCTTCAAAATCTTCTCAGGGGACACGAAGGACAGGCATGCAAATTTTTGTCCAGCAATAGGAGCATCTTCATCGCATAGATCTACGTATTTAGGGTTTTTAGCACCGGTTTCATCTACCTTCTTTTCGAAAGACATGGGTTATATACATGAAGATAACTATTTAGTTTTAAGTGTTTTCAGTCCGAAAACATATTCACATGTCTTGACGCAATTATTTAGAACATATAGGCCAAGTTTATTTTATTTTCGTATAGTATACAAACAGAATGAACGAGATGTTTGATCTTAACGAGTTAGTGAAGCGCGCCATCAAGTACCTAATTGAGGGTCTTGCGGTAGCCATCTGTGCCATGTTGATCCCTAAGAAGGCTCTCAGCATGGAGGAGATTATTATTATTGCTCTTACTGCAGCAGCCACATTCAGTATCTTGGATGTGTTCATTCCTTCCATGGGATCTAGTGTGAGAAATGGTGCAGGTATGACTTTAGGTAGCAGCCTTGTTGGTGGTATCCGTATTGCATAAATATGTATTTCTACTATGTTCGTTATAGTAGAAATATTTCAAGCTGTTTAGACGGTGGGAAAATATTCCCAGTCGAGATCACTGCATACTTTTTTCCAGATCATGTCTTGTTCCAATTGTTTTTCACGGTCCTTCATCATAGGGATGTAGGGTAAATATTGCATTTGGTCAAGCAGAACACATAATTGGTGGAGTGTATACGTGTAATTGAAGAAGTTGGTCCGGTTTGGTGGACAATGTACGGCCCATGGTTGTTGGATCTCTATAAATAATACACACAATGTCTCATGCAATTCTTCATTCATGATGGGTGGCTTGATACCAAATAGGGAGTTGATATATTGAATATGTTCAAAATATTTATTAAACCCTAGTTTCCTTAATATTTCCCGCATCTTATCGTAATTAATAATAGACATGTCTTCAATCCGTTCTTTTTTGATTCTTGCACGTATTGCATTTATAACCTCTTCTGGAATTTGGGTAGTTTCCTTGGCCTGAAATTGTGAAAGAATTTCTTTGAAATGATTGAGCCGAATATAGGCAGTGTACGAAACTTCGCTCGGTGGCTCTTTGTTTGCAGGTTTCGCGCTATCGACAATGTATGTTATAAATTTTCCACAATTTGCATTATTACATATCAATATACCCTCTTCGTCTTGTGGGATTAGTTCTCCAGAACGACATATTGTGCATACATCAGTGGGAATAACAAAATCATGAATGTTTGTTATTTCATTACTAACATTCCGCCAATACTTCTGATATAGTTGTTTCGCCCCCGAATATTTGTCATTGGAAATATCGGATGCATTTGCAGCAGTGGCCTTTACTTTGAAGAAGGAGTTCAAGACATTTTTGTTTTGGTTGGTTATATTAGAAACCATAGATATTTGTTTCTTTTGTTCAAAATAATCGAACACGTATTTCGAGTTATCCAATAAATAATTTTGCTTCTTGTTCTTCAATTTGCGCAATTCAAGTTTAATGTCCCGAATGCGATCTCTTATGTCTAGCTTTTCGTCGAGTTGATCTATATTCTTTCCTCGCGTCTTTAGCATTGATAATTCTTCTTCTAATTTAGGAATAAGAACAGTCTCTGTATTATAGATTTCATCTAACATTTCCGTATGTTTGTTGTCAATGGAGGTTATTGCTGGATTTTGCATATTGGCATGTCGTTTTTGTTGTGCCTTGTTCATATATAGGGGGCGATTATCGATGTATAACTGAAGATTGTATGTTTATGTTAGTTTTTATCCTATTTCTTATTTTTGGATACCTGTCATTGACAAATTCCATTGATATCATTCGTCAAACTGCAAAAAATGGTATCTAACAATCTCCTATAGATGAGCCAAAATATAACAACCATTGATCTACCAAATAATATGAAGATAGACAAACCTGTTTTTCAAAAAATGCTTTTTATAAGCAATGCTTTAGAACGGGGATGGACTGTTAGGAAATCGACCAATTCCTATATTTTTACAAAGAAACATGAGAACCGACAAGAAATCTTCCAAGAAGACTATTTAGAATCGTTCGTGGAATCGAACTGCTCACTGGAATGTGTATCATCATCGCCAATTGCAACATAGACAATACTATGGTCTGTAAAAATTGAATCAATATAAACAGAAAGATATTATGTTATACAGTGATGTCATCAAAGAAACGCAACTATGGCCAGTTTTATACGACCAACTACTCATATATTTTACAAACTATGGAAATACCGACCAATATAGACAAAATTATCGAGCCATTTTGTGGTTATGGAGATATGTTGGGCTTTCTAAAGAAGAATGGTCAGTATACAGTGGAAACCTATGATATTGACCCCAAAATAGACGGTACTACTTTGCAAGATACACTGGTTCATCCTCCTTGCTACAAAGGATCCTTTGTTCTAACAAATCCTCCTTATTTGGCCCGGAATAAATGCACAGATAAAACAATTTATGATAAGTATAACATGAACGATCTGTATAAATGTTTCTTGTCTGAATTAATCACAAATCAGTGTTTGGGAGGGATTGTTATCATTCCGCTGAATTTTTGGTCCTCCATCCGAAAAGCGGACATTGATCTGCGGCGCCAATTTTTAAGCGTGTATGAAGTATCTCAGTTGAATATATTTGAAGAACAAGTGTTTGTTGATACTACGTATACAGTTTGCTCTATGCAATTTCATATACGATCGAGTTCGTACAATATACCCATAATAGCAATGGTATATCCTTATGGTGCGAAAGTAGAAGCAACATTAACCGAAGACAATCAATATATGATTGGTGGTGAAATCTACAATCTGCCTGATAATCCAGATTATACGATTACGCGTCTCACGAGTAAAACTATAGACAAGCCTTCGACAAATATATTAGTGAAATGCATTGATGATGGCGAACATCGTCCAATATCTCTCAGTATGGTTAGAGATGCGGAAGTATATGTTGATAACACACCTAAGCTGTCTGCACGAACATATGCAACCTTGGTTATTGATCCACCCATATCATTAGATACTCAGAAACGTTTGGTCGAGAGATTCAATGAATATCTAAATTTACAACGAAAAAAATACAATTCGCTCTTCCTAACGAATTATCGAGAAAGTAAAGACATAGCGAGAAAGCGGATCTCATTTGATCTAGTATATCAAATTGTGGGTTCCTTGTTAGCAAGTGGTTCCCAAAAATCTTGTTGAAACTGAGCCATGTCGCCAATAAACACATTTTTTCTAATATTGGCGTATTGTTCTTTATTTAGTAAGTATTGAAATTTATTCATGTGCTTAAAGCTGGTATCGCCGTCTAAAATATTTACAAAATATGGCATATTTTTATTAGGTTCATCTCTAAGATGGTTATTTAGATAATTAAGTTGTATTGATACAAAATGATACACCTCGCGCAACGAGCGTGTTTGTACACCCCCTGCATCGCAAATCATTTTAAAATTGAAATAGAATGAGTTGTTTTTATATGGCATAAACCCATCAAAATCTTCTGTCCATTCAAAACCATCGATGGACTTCATAGGATATTTCTTTTCAACCATTGCATTCGAAAGAATATTAAGTCGATAGTCGGATTTTTTACATACTTGCCCCGTTATGTCTTCAACGTATGCTCGCTGAAATAGTTCGCATTCATTCCTTTTTCCGCCATCATACCAACTACATCCCTGACGCCATAATTTGGTTTGGGTTTCGGATGAGACTATAGAAGAGGAATTCTTAATATAATTAGTAATTGCTTGATTTATCTGAGTTGCCATATATCGCTTGATTGCCTTAGTATATTATTATAATTAGATAGTCAATTTTTTATGCTAATAAGAGATGTATACAGATCCATCTCACATCGATACGAATATATTTCTTTATCATACAATTCCAATGGTTGAATCACAACTATATTTAGGAGGTTTGTCTAGTTCTCTCCTATCTTATTATTTTTGGGGAGGAGAAAATCAAAAATACAATTAATTAATTGTTTACGTACAAATCTGCAAAATTATTTTCTCTGGTAAACATATAGAATAACATTCTAAGATGGCTGGAGGACTTATGCAATTAGTCGCCTATGGCGCACAAGACGTGTTCCTTACCGGAACCCCCGAGATTACTTTCTGGAAGGTGTCCTACAGACGCCACACCAACTTCGCTATGGAGTCCATTGAGCAGACATTCTCTGGTCAGGCTGATTTCGGTCGCCGTGTTACCTGCACAATCAGCAGAAACGGTGATCTTGCTTACCGTACCTACCTTCAGGTTACTCTTCCTGAGATCAACCAGGAGCTTAACGCTTCCGGTGATGTCTATGCCCGTTGGTTAGACTTCATTGGTGAGCAGCTCGTTGCCCAGGTTGAGGTTGAGATTGGTGGTCAACGCATTGACCGTCAATATGGCGACTGGATGCACATCTGGAACCAGGTTACCCTTTCCAAGGAGCAACAATCTGGCTACTACAAGATGATCGGAAACACCACCCAGCTTACTTACATCACTGACCCTAAGTTCGCTGCTGTGTCTGGTCCCTGTGCTGCTGCTGGTGGACCCGCCCAGGTGTGCGCTCCCCGCAATGCTCTTCCTGAGACCACCCTTTACGTCCCTCTTATGTTCTGGTTTTGCCGCAACCCCGGACTTGCCCTTCCCCTGATTGCTCTTCAATACCACGAGGTCAAGATCAACATTGACTTCCGTCCTATTGGTGAGTGCTTATGGGCTGTCAAGGACATGACCACCGCTAGCGGAACCAACTCTGTTGCTGCTGCCTACCAACAATCTCTTGTTGCCGCCTCTTTGTATGTTGATTATATCTTCCTTGACACAGATGAGCGCCGCAAGATGGCCCAGAACCCCCACGAGTACCTCATTGAGCAACTCCAATTCACTGGTGATGAGTCTGTCGGTTCTTCTTCCAACAAGATCAAGTTGAACTTCAACCACCCTTGCAAGGAGCTTGTCTGGGTTGTCCAACCTGATGAGAACGTTGACTACTGTGCTTCCCTCGAGGGTGGCAACACATTGTTCAAGACTCTTGGTGCCCAACCTTTCAACTACACTGATGCTATTGATGCTCTTCCCAACGCCGTCCACGCGTTCGGTGGTGATGCTGCTACATCTGGTGCTGCTGGATTCATTGATGGTTCCGGTCTTTTCGAGACCGGTGCCCCCACTGGCGATGCCAGCCTTGACCAGGGTGCCGCTTCCTTGTTATCTGATGCCGGTACCTTTGTTCTTGCTGAGTCCGCCCTTGACATGCACTGCTGGGGTGAGAACCCTGTTGTCACTGCTAAGCTCCAGCTTAACGGCCAAGACCGCTTCTCTGAGCGTGAGGGTTCTTACTTTGACACTGTCCAGCCTTACCAGCACCACACCCGTGCCCCCGATGCCGGTATCAACGTGTACTCCTTTGCCCTTCGCCCCGAGGAGCACCAGCCTTCTGGTAGCTGCAACTTCTCCCGTATCGACAACGCCGTCCTTCAGCTCGTGCTTTCTTCCAACACCGTGTCTGGTTCCAAGACTGCCAAGGTCCGTGTGTACGCTGTTAACTACAACGTGCTCCGTGTGATGTCCGGCATGGCTGGTATTGCTTACAGCAATTAAGCAGTTGGTATAACAACCATTTTTAATAAAAACAAATTATAAAATCATAAAAATAATTATTGTCTAACGCCAACTTATAATAAAAAATTATAAATCTTTTTTTATTATAGAATTATACAATTCGGACCATTTCACATCGTATGTTATATTGTTTACATAGGAAAAGTGTATAAAAATAATCACACAATCATTGTAAAATGACCAGTTATCGTTCGTCAAATTTGCATACACAAAATGATTTGTTAATGACAAATATGTTAGAATTCTATAAAGATCAACGCCATATTCATACCATGATGCGTATTATAAACGGTGAATCCAAGATTTCATTACGCATAGTAGATTGGTTTGTAACCAATTTTGCAAAAAAGAATTACACCGTATACGAATTACTCAATCATCGCAATTTACCTACTCGTTTCAAAGTGTACAATGACTATAAACTCAAATTGAAAGCATATTCAAAGAAACGATTCGATCCATTTTGTAGGTGGGAACGTATTTCTATCCCCTATGATGGGGATCAATATATGGAAACAACTATCGGACAATTGAATTTTTTCAAATGGGCGATTGAGAACAAAATAGTTGATTATATCGAAAAATTCTATGATGTTATTGAGAACGATATGAACAACCGAAACAGTACAGCCAAAAGACGTTCTCCAGTGGAACCAACTCTTTCCGACAACTCAAAGACCAGAAAAAAAAGAGAAGAGCTCTCTATTTCTGCATGCAAATGTATTAAAAAGGAGACAGTGAAGATTGTTGTGAATTTTGGTTTGTAAAATAAAATACTCTATGCCCATACACTATAATCGCTAATCAAATTCCACTCAGCGCCTGCAACAGAAGATGATAATTGTGTTTGTTCCGATGACAATAATGTCTTCGGATTGCGTTTCATCATCATATCCTGGATATAGCTTTCTATTTGACAAAGCCACTTACTACCCAGGTCATTTGCTTGATAACATACGTCAGGAGTTGCGTCAATATGGCATGTAGTTTCTTTTAAAAGCCATTTGTCATGATAGTGTTTACATTTCTGTAAATATTCTAACCCAATATCACTCTCTCCGTCTCTCGAACGCTTTGCTACACGTTCATGACATTTTTCTGCGACCGCATCGATGTATACAATTCCATCTAATTTGAATTCATTTGAATATTCGTGATAAAAGTGTTTGTAAATTTGAAAGTGTATGTCTTCCATGGCACCGTCGTCGAATAACATTTGGGCAAAAATGTTTTTATCTGCATCAAGAGATCGTTCGCAAATAATGGCTTTACTATCCGGATTTTTTCTTATTGCTTCGCGTATCAAAGAAAGTCTAGTTGCATAGGCCATCACTTGGAAGGGAAATGCATATTTGGAAGAATCTGCATAAAATTTTTGTAGAATATTATCACCACTTGCTGGATCTTTTATACTCTCCCAAATATCTACAGGTTCGCGTAGAAAGAGGACATCTTTGTTGTTTTTCATATGCTCTTGAAGTTTGTCGATAATGGTGGTCTTACCAGCACCAATGTTGCCTTCGATTGAGATAATAATAGGACGAGATACCATGTTATAGAATGTTTGATACCTTGCTATATATATAGTTGGATGGATTTAATTGCTCTAAAAAACACATATACCTTCAAATCAATTTTCCTGGTCATAATAATTATATCCGTTGTAATTATTATTATGAACATCTGCATATACCGGTTATGTTATGTACAAACCTCCAAATTGTCGCAATGGTTTGAACTTTAAGATATCCAATATTTTTTTTGTTGTAGGAAATTCATCCGCTCCATATACGTCTTGTAAAAGCATCCATTCGAGCATACCTCCTCTATATAGGAAAACATTCTGGAATCCGAGTGAATATAGCTGGTTATATTTATCAAGCGCACTATTGTCAGCACTGTGTTTTCCGTATATAACAACTTGTTTCGTCGCAACATCATAGTCGGAAATTAGCTGGTTCAAAATTGTTTCCTCCTCTTTATCGGAAACCGTTGTTGAAATCAGACAATCCTGTTCATTTGCCGTCAATGTATTAATAACAAGGAATTGTTCAGGATTCTGTATAGCGAACTGAACGTCTTCAAACCCAATATTATTACATTTTGGTTTAAAAAAGGCAGCAAACATGTTTTAAGTTAATGTATACAAGATTTTTCGTTCTATATTTTTTTGAAGCCATCTACTATTTACAAATTCCTATTTCTCTTATTTGTATGAAAAATTGATAAATCGCATCGTACTTATTTGATACCATAAATTAAGAATTTCAATCAATAATGGATCTAATCACGCAATCAAAACTAGGCAAGCCAGAATGGGAGATGATAGAAGTCCCTGTTTCTGATAAAGAAAAACAAATACTGAAACTTATCATGAATGGATACCATGACGTACGCATTCGTACAAATGAAACCCAGTCGCTGTTTACTTATGTGAAAGTCGACCAAACAGAAGAAACAGAATATTACTTGTATACGAAGTATTTTGAACCGATTCTTGCCAAATCCATCTCGAAATATGGTAAGAATACGCCTCTGCATAACTATAGGGCGTCTGCTCCGATAACGAAGGGCAAACCCAAAAAAATGAAGACGTCGGTTGCAGTACGTTTGCAAATTCTAGAAAAAAACATTGCTACGAGTAAATCGATCATTTATGAATTCCTACTGGTTGAATTGTTTGGAGATTTATTGAAAAATCTTTATAAACAGAAACAGGATTATGCGTTTTACTTGTATACTATTTTACAATTAAACAAGGCGTCCATTCATAGTGTCAATAAATACGTTGTAGCTGTAGTAGAAAAACTGGTGAGTTATGCAAAAGATATCACGAATACCAGCGAAATAATTACCAATGCATACAAATTTATTGAAAAAAATAAATATCTCTTGAAATATGAAGACAAGGCTTTATTCTCGCATCAAAAAGAGTTGTTTCAGATTTGCGGTAGAAATCAGGGTGCGGAGTTTAATCCGAAATTGATTTTATACACTGCACCGACTGGCACAGGCAAGACACTTTCACCCATTGGATTATCTGAAAAGAATAGAATTATATTTGTTTGCGTGGCTCGTCATATTGGTTTGGCATTGGCAAAATCAGCCATTTCTATGGAAAAGAAGGTAGCTTTTGCGTTTGGTTGCGAAACTGCATCTGACATTCGTTTACATTACTTCTCAGCCATTGACTATACAGTGAACAAGCGATCTGGTGGTATTTGGAAAGTGGATAATAGCGTAGGCGATAATGTTGAAATTATGATTTGCGATGTGAAATCTTACATAACTGCTATGCATTATATGTTAGCGTTTAATCAAGCCGAATCAATTATTACCTATTGGGATGAACCGACAATCACAATGGATTCAGAAGAGCATTCCCTTCATGAAACTATTCATCAAAATTGGATGCAAAATCAAATACCAACTGTTGTATTATCGTGTGCTACTTTACCATCTTCTCAAGAAATTCGCGGAGTATTCGATGACTTCCGTGGGAAGTTTGACAATGCCGATATTCATACCATAACCAGTTATGATTGTAGAAAATCCATCTCGATTTTAAACAAAGATGGATATTGTGTATTGCCGCACTATTTGCATGAGGAATATCGCGAATTGATCCAATGTGCAGAATATTGTATGCAAAACAAAACAATGCTCAGGTATTTTGATCTACGTGAGATTATCTATTTTGCAGAATATGTTAATAAACACGAATGTATTGACAAAGAATATGCAATTGACGTATATTTTGGAGATATCACAAATATCACTATGAACAGTTTAAAAGACTATTATCTGGAGCTACTGCTCCATATGAATGAGTCGGATTGGCCCGAGACATATACGTATTTATCTAGCACACGTAAAAGAATGTTTGAACAATCTGGTCCAGCCAAGTCTTCCAGAAGCGACATACCGCGCGTACCCGGAGTTTCACTTACAACATCTGATGCGTATACTCTTACTGATGGACCAACCATCTTCTTAGCTGACGATATTGATAAGATCGGTGCATTTTACATTCAACAAACGAATATTGCCTCCTCTGTATTTGAGAAAATTTTGTCAAATATCAACATTAACAATAATCTTATTGAAAAAATAGACAAACTTGACCGTCAGATTGTGGCAAAAGAGGAAAGTGGCACAGATTCATCCGATACAAAGGGTAGTAAAAATAACTCAAAAGAGTCTAGTCGTATGTGCAAAGAAGCTCAGGAATGGATGAATGAAATTAACAAGTTGAGAAAACAAATACAATCTGTTGCATTGGATTCAGGATACCTACCAAATACGAAGCCACATCAACATAAATGGACACCAGACGGCGAGATTCATGAAAATGCATTTGTTTCAAACATTGGCGAGGATATGAGCAAGACGATTATGATGCTTGATGTAGAAAATCATATGAAAGTGCTCTTGCTATTAGGTATTGGTATGTTTACAGAAACGACTAATATTCGGTACATGGAAATCATGAAACAATTGGCCGATGAACAGCGATTGTATATGATTATTGCGTCGACAGATTATATTTATGGCACGAATTATCAGTTCTGTCATGGGTTCATCGGTAAGGATCTTACCAAAATGACACAACAAAAAACATTACAAGCAATGGGGCGTATTGGTAGGAATCATATTCAACAGGATTATACGGTGCGGTTTCGTGATGATGCAATGATTACTTCATTATTACAGAAGCCCGACAATAATTTGGAAGCGAACAATATGAATAAGTTGTTTTGCAGCGATTAAATGAGAAATAGAAACGCACTGCGCTGCATAATGCAACGTGTCATATAGGAACAAATATTATATCATATGGTAGTATAGAATGATTTTTTTATCGTTTTTATTTCTTGTAGCTGGCGTTACTGCCAGAATGAATGAATACGTGCCTATACTTGATATTGAGCCATACCAAGCAACACATAATTTGGATACCGATTTACCCCAATCATTTACATGGTCTAATGTAGATGGTGTGAACTATTTAACGAAAAGCCTGAATCAACATATACCCGTCTATTGCGGGAGCTGTTGGGCCCACGGTAGCGTTAGCTCTTTGGCGGATAGAATCAAAATTATGCGTAAGGCTGCATGGCCTGATATAAATCTAAGCATTCAGTTCATATTGAACTGCCAAATGGGTGGTAGTTGCAATGGAGGGGATCACTTAGCTACATATAAAGCCATTCATGAATATGGATCTATTCCATATGAAGATTGTATGGTCTACCAAGCGTGTAGTTCTGACTCAAAAGAAGAAGCATGTAAGAATAAACGTGATTTTGAATGTACTCCGAAAAATATATGTAGAACATGTGATACATTTAGCAATCATGGTGGTGTATGCAATCCAATTCTACATTATCCGAATGCTACGGTTGCTAGTTATGGAGCGGTTCGCGGTAGTGATAATATGATGGTAGAAATATATAAGAATGGACCTATTGCGTGTGGGATAAACGCAGCTGAAATAGATGATTACAATGGCGGTATTCTCGATGTTCCCAAAAAATTAAAGACAATAAATCATATTATTTCCATAGTTGGTTGGGGATATGATGCAAGTACTGATAAACAATACTGGATTATTCGCAATTCATGGGGAAGCTATTGGGGAGAACTCGGTTTTATGCGATTAGTATTGGGTGAAAACCAATTAGGAATTGAAAAAACGTGTGCTTATGCCATACCTGGCAACTGGACCTTACACAACGTCCACTGTTATGAAGATGGTCGGAATTGTATGGATTAGAAACAAAATAAAAAGCTGCATAAACGGGTTTTATTTTGTGTATACGATTTATGTGTGTTTTTTATAGATTAAACAACCATCTTTTTGGGTATGGAAGGAAAATCCACACCTTTCCCATACTCGTTCAATATTTTTTATTTCAAGACTAGAAGCTTCTAACCAGATATTCCATCCATTAGGTATTCTATTTATCATATCTTGCAGTATACCCTTCTTTCTATAGGATGGTCTTACACAGGCAAATACCAACTCAGTCGTAAACCCTTCCTGTTGAAACTTTCCACCATAACATTTCAACAGTATAAATCCTTGAATTTTACCATCAATGATATGTGTAATCCAATGAGTTTTGGTGTATTCTGAAATTTCAAAATTATAAATGCCATTCTGTGATTTATATAGGTTTAACTCGTCCAGACGTACATGTCGATGAACTTCTATATCACAGTAATTACAATCATCTTTAGTATCACATGTACACACATCGGCTTCCTCCGCATCAATACCTTCTTCTTTCAATTCTGCATTTATTTTCAAATCTTCGTAAGCAATTTTTGTGATATTATGCGTTGAAAACCAAAAATTCCCTGTTTCGAGTGTAATTTTCTTAATCTGTTCTACTTCTTCCATTATTAGCTCGTGATTTTACAAGTATATTTTGGTTAGGTGCAACCTATCTATTGATAATATATCAATTTTCTACGATATTGTGAAAAACAAGAATATGTAGAAACATATTCTGGTTTGAAATGGTTTTGACAATCTGCCAATACTCACCCGATGAGGGGCTTGAACCCTCGACCACATGCTTAAAAGGCATGCGCTCTACCAACTGAGCTAACCGGGTAAAAAACGGTTTAATGACATGTTCAGGTCATTGTTCAGGCACGGGCTCGAACCGTGGGCCTTCGGCTCATAAGACCGATGCTCTAACCAAACTGAGCTACAAGAACAAGGTTATGTATTTGTTTCACTACATACCATATATGCCGCGACGTGTTTATATTGTTTTATGTAATACATTCTCTACTTAGCGCGTGAAGTCGGGTTGTGTATTATGAAGTTCGATTTGAAGTCAAACGTTTACCGTCTACATATTCAGTATCATATCTGATTGTTTTATTGGGACGTTTGATAATGAATATATTGTATGGATCAAAATTAATGGAATGAAAGTGTGTATATGATAACTCGGTGAAATTATACCCATTGTTATGAGTAAATATAGTTTTGTCGCAGGTATTGTCTATAGCAATGCTGTGTATCCGAACTTGTGATGCTATATATTTATCTGAGCTATTATCCATTATCTCAACGCGTTCAAATAATCGATTTAATATCTTATGAATATCGCTCGTGTATGTACGAACATTGATAATTCGCTTGAATGATATAATGTATGGTCTATCACGTTGTGTGCGGTGCATTGACATAATGTGATAATTATATGCTAATAAATTTGTTTGCATTCAGTGATGTTTTTACTTATTCATCAATTTTTTAGAGAGCTTTTGTATAGTCAACCACATATGGATTGCTCTTCAACATGTTTGTTATATCAGGACTATTACGATCCATCTGAATGTTGGCGTACAATGAATTGTCTGTTCCAGCCAAGCGACCCATATTGGAAACATCGGGGGATTGATGAGGCATGGTTCCAGTTATAGGGCGACTATTTTTGAGATCATTATCGCGCGATTTCTGGCGCATATTAATATCACCATTCATAAGATTCATGTTTCCGCTGACCATATGTCCCTTAATGGTACTCGATTTAATATCATTGTTGCGTTGATTGTATCCAGATTCATACGATTTCATCTGTTTAGTACCTGCACCTGCACCTGCTACACCTGCATAATAGAAATCACCTGTATCATTACGGTTGGTATTAGCAACCTGTTGATCGGCGACTTGATAAGCACCGCCATTTTGATTCGCATTCACATTCAAATGATTCTTTGAATCTTCGGTCATTTCACGAATTGTAGCACTGGGTCTGTCAGCAGGATTAAAAATATAGGATTGTGGGACAGTGGTGCCAGGATTTTGATACGGACGAAGAGTACCAATGGCATTCTCTTTGCGAGATGGACGAAGCACGTCCAGTAATGGAGCAACTGCTGCGCCAATACTGCTACGTACCATACCAAAATAACCATCTTGTTTGTTAGATGAACGGTTATTGGGATACGCCTTTTTAGATTTGATACCATAATCTGCATCAGTTGCACCATTGCGGCCATGCGCATTTGCGACAGCAATTGGTACAGCACCTAATTGCTGATTATGGGAATCCATATATTCGCCAGGAACATAAGTAGAAGGGTTTTGTGAATTTGCAACACCTCCGTAGGATGCGGTTGTTTCTGGACGAGATACGTAGCGATCAACAGGAATAGAATGTAATGTT